ACGGATCTCCTCAGGCTCAGCCACGTCGGCTCCCGCAGGGACTGGAAAGTCCGCGCGGAACGGCATGATCTGAGCTGCCTGACCAGTAACCGGCACGACACCCTTACGCAACCCGACAGAATAGGTATTCTTCGGGCTGGTGGGAATCATGCCAGTCACACTGGAGGGCAGAGGGGCAACTCTGATATTCGCAGGACGCGAAGCCCAGAGTTGGAACGGTTTGGACGCCGCATGGGAGTCCACGTTTGTCTGAGTACCGCCGAGGGCGGTTACAGCGTACGCCTTGGAATTGGAATTCGCAGGCGTATCCGACGTCAACGTATACGTCGGAGAGGTAAGCCCGGTAACGGCAGCGCCGGTAACGGGCGAGGAGGGAGAGAAACCCATGATGGGTAGCTCCTGTTTGTGTCAACGTTAATTAACAAAGGAAAATCAACGGCGTTGTCCCGCAAGGGCGGCAATGTTTAGCCACTTCTTGCTCCCAAAGCCCGGAATGTCGAACCTGAGATCCATGATCCCTAGGCTCGGCACAGGAGGAGAATCCCGACTAAATCGGGTCATCTCGTTCGAGTAACCGCTATACGAAACGTTGCTGCTTTGGTAACGCTGGTGCCCGGATTCAGATCCGAGCCCAGCCCGTGTGGCCTTCACGTCGTCCTGAACATTCACAAGCTTGCGCTTGTTAGTTTTCCGGATAGAACGATTGAGCCACATGACCTTCGCAGTATTCGTTGCGTAGGCCTCGCAGATGTCCCCCACGTTAGTGAAGTAATCCACAAGGAAGGAGTAAGGTATAAGTTCCCAAACGGTCGGAATTGCTTCCTTCCAGGAACCGAAACCCCAACGACTCATATCGCCGACAGAAGTCGCCGACGGAGTCGTCTCCACTTCTCCTTTGATCCTCACCGAAACTTCAGACGAGGTCTCCCAGCCACATAAAGTGAACTGAGCACCGTATCCGTTGTTCGTAGTGAAGGAAGATGCTGACTTGCTCTGACCCCCAGCGGACAGTGGCACAAACGTGCGCCAGTCCTTGAAGGCCAAGGCTTTCATACCATCTTCTATGTCATGGATGAGAGGCTTCCACCCAAAGACATACTCTAACCAAGTAGACGAAACAGTTCGTACTGCGTGTTTGCGATTCGACCCAATACGTCGGAGCCGTTCCTTTACGGCTCCGTGGTACGCGTCGACTCCATTGCGCAATGCGGCTGCAGGTCTCTTGATCATGTGGAGCGTCTCCCTCAACTCACCAAGGACAGTACCACCAGATATCTGACGATAAGTGTCTCTGATTTGCTGAAGAAGCCGCGTGTTAGCGGATATAAGAGCGTTTGAGCTAGAAAGGCTAACGGGATCACCTGGCGAGAACTGGTAATCGATAATATCTCGAAAACCATCACTCGTCTGGCGATTTAGGTTAGCCCACTTTTGGGCCACCGGGTCATAACCCGTATTCCATTGGAGCTCGGCAGAACCCTGCCCGTAGGCAAAGTTCCATCGAAAACCACTAATGGTAGTAGTTGCGGACACGTGTTGGGCAATACGACTTTTCCAGTCCGGAAGCTTCGCGTCATCACGCGAATTTGTCCAGACCTTGGAATCATCGTACGGCCCGTCGACGGGTCCGACCTGCTTGCCATTAGTAAAAAGTCTTCGACTCGTAGTCCCTTTGGAGGATTGTGGCCTGTTACTCATTGCTCACTCGCGTTGGGGCTGTTGGGCGTACTCACGTACGTCCTAGACCCCAAGTTAAGGCGACCTTTAAGCCTAAAGGATCACCCATGGCTTGACCTCGGCCACCCGGCCGACGTCGGACCCCCGAAAG